AGAACCAAGGGTAAATAAAGGAACTAAGAATGTATTTGATAGTATTGAAGAAGACAGTCGCAGCATTGATGATCTTGATGATGGTCTACAGTTGCAGTCTGTTTCCAAGTAAACAAAACGTACAAATAACTACTAAGCCTTTAGAAAGGCAAATAGTACAACCTGTTATGCCAAGGCAGATTGATTTAAAAGAGCCATATTGGTATGTAGTTTCTGATAAAAATGTAGATGAGTTTCTATCAAGAGTAGAAAAGGAACATGGACAAATAGTTTTTTTTGCTATGTCTGTACCTGATTATGAAATCATGTCATACAATATGCAGGAGTTAAAAAGATATATAAATGAACTTAAACAAGTTGTTGTCTATTATAAAAAGGTTACTACAAATAAACCTGATACAGGGGAGTAATATGAATATATCACAAGAAGGAATAGCTCTAATAAAGAAGTTTGAAGGTTGTGAACTAGAAGCATATAGAGACTCAGTAAATGTTTTGACAATTGGCTACGGGCATACAAAAGATGTTAAGGAAGGTGATAAGATAAACCAAGACGAAGCAGAACATCTTTTGCAAGAAGAAATGCCTGAATATGAAGGTTATATTAATGATATGGTTAAAGTGCCCTTAAAACAGAACCAATTCGATGCTTTAGTTTGTTGGGTTTATAACTTAGGACCAACCAATCTTGGTGAGTCAACATTACTAAAATTACTTAACGCAGGTGATTATCATACAACACCATCACAAATTAAAAGATGGAACAAAGCTGGAGGAGAAACATTGCAAGGATTAATTAGACGAAGAGAAGCAGAAGCATTGCTTTTTGAAGGCAAGGAATGGATTGAGGTCTAGAATGCCTTTAGCTAAATATGTTTTCAAACCAGGAATAAATAAAGAAGGAACTAACTACTCTAATGAAGGTGGTTGGTTTGATGCTGATAAAGTTAGGTTTCGTAAAGGAAGACCTGAAAAAATAGCAGGTTGGGAAAAGAATACTTTAAGTACTTTTCAAGGAACTTGTAGGAGCTTACATTCTTATAGAGATCAAGGACAAACAGATTATGTAGGAGTAGGTACGAATTTAAAATATTTTCTTAAACAAGGTGATAACTTTAATGATATAACTCCTATAAGAAAAACAAGCACAAATTCAATAACTTTTGCAGCAACAAATGGTTCTTCTACTATAACTGTAACTGATTCAAGTCATGGTGCAGAAACAGGAGATTTTGTTACATTTGCACAAGCAGTAAGTTTAGGTGGATTAATAACAGCAAATGTTTTAAATCAAGAATATGAAATATTAAAAACTTTAACTACTAATACATACACGATAACAGCTAAAGATACAGACGGAAATACAGTTACAGCAAACTCAGACGATAGCAATAATGGTGGTTCAGCAGTAGATGGTTCTTATCAAATAAGTGTTGGTTTAGATGTATTTGTAAAAGGAACAGGTTGGGGTGCAGATACTTGGGGTGCAGGTACATTTGGTTCGGTAAGTCCTATATCAGCTTCTAGTCAGTTAAGATTATGGTCACAAGATAATTTTGGTGATGATCTAATATCTTGCATAAGAGGTGGAGGTATATTTCTTTGGGATGAAAGTGCTGGTGCAACACAAAGAGCAGTAGCTTTTTCAGATTTATCAGGTGCAAGTAATCCTCCTATAATAGCTTTACAAATAATGATGTCAGACGTAGACAAACATATTATTTGTTTCGGAGCTAATACTATAGGTGCATCAACAGCAGACCCTTTGTTAGTAAGGTGGTCAGATAAAGAAAGTTCTATTGATTGGACACCTACATCAACTAATCAAGCTGGTGGTGTACAGCTATCACAAGGCTCTACAATTATTGGTGCATTACGCACGAGACAAGAAATACTTATATGGACTGATGTAGGTATAGTATCTATGCGTTTTGTAGGTGAACCATTTATATTTTCTTTTTCAGAAGTAGCACAAGGTCCTTCACTTATAGCACCTAATGCAGCAGTTAATGCCAATAACAGAGTTTATTTTATGGATAGGGGTGGATTTTATTCTTACTCAGGAAATGCACAAAGACTGGCTTGTACTGTATTAGATCATATATATTCAGATATAAATCTAAGTCAACAATTTAAAATATTTGGAACATCAAATGAAAACAATAATGAAGTCATTTGGTTTTATCCTTCAGCTAATAGTTTAGAAATAGATAAATATGTTATTTATAATTATTTAGAAAATACATGGTCTATAGGAACTACATCTGATGGCTTTACAAGAACTGCATGGATAGAAGCACCTTCATTAGATTTTCCATTAGCTGCTGCTAAAACAACAGGCACTAATACTAACTATCTCTACAATCAAGAAGTAGGACATAGTAATGATGGTGCAGCATTTACTGCTTACATAGAGTCTAGTGATTTTGATTTAGCTCCAGACGGAGAAAGATTTACATTTATATCTAAATTAATACCTGATATTGAATTTAGGGATCAACAATCAACAAGTGATAGTGTTACTTTTACTATTAAAGGTAGAGATTATCCTTTACAAGATTTATCTACTTTACAAACTATAAACGTAACACCAGCCTCTACATTTGAAAATACAAGAGCTAGAACTAGACAAGCAGCTATGCGTATATCTAATTCATCTAGTGATTATGGATGGAGATTAGGAGATTTAAGATTGGAAATTAGACCAGACGGAAAAAGATAATGGCTCAAATAAAAACAGTACCATTACCAGCACCAGATATAGAATATGATTCTAATAATGAAGCAGTTACAAGAAGAACAATAGAACAAGCAATAGAAAGTATAAATACAAAAATTACCAATATACAAAGATTACAAGATTCAGTTACTAGTAAGTCTGTTATACGCAAACAATTTTTATTAATGGGAATAAAACATGGCTGATATATTAAAAGTATTAGGTCAAGTAGACCCAGCAGCTACAACAATAACAGTTTTATATACTGTGCCTGATATGACACAGACTACAATTAGTTCTATTGTGGCAGCTAATCGCACAGGATCAGCTATAACTTTTAGACTAAGCGTTCATGTAGCTGGTGCAGGTGCAGATGATAAACAGTTTTTATATTATGACAAATCAGTTGCAGCTAATGACTCATTAGCTATAGTTATAGGTATAACCCTTAATCAAACAGATGTATTAAAGGTTTATACGAGTGCAGTTAATATGAGTTTTAATGTGTTCGGATGTGAAACCTTAGAGGAAAGGTAATGAAATATAAAATTAAATCTGGTGATACATTAAGTCAAATAGCTAAAGATAATAATATTTCTTTAAAAAAATTAGCTGAACTAAATAATATTAAAGATGCTAATAAAATATTTGCAGGTAAAACTTTAGATATTCCTAGTCGTGAAAAACCTAAAACAAAAAAATCTTCTAGTGTAGAAAGAGTAAATCAATCTGATCCATTTTTTATACAAGAAGAAAGTGGTGCATTTAAAAGTACAGCACCTAAATCTACAACTAAAGTTACACCAGCAGTACAAGAAAAAAAAATTGCTACAGATAAAAATAATGAATTTTATAGTGGTAATTTACCTTTAGCAGTAAGACAGTTAGCAGATGATACTAAATATGATATTTTTAGAAATTTTTTACCTAAAACTACAGCAGATAAATTAAGTAAAAAACTATTTGGTGAAGAAGAAAATATTACAAAATCAGATTTTAGCAAAGAAGAATTTGAAGTTTTAAGAAATATTGTAAAACAAAATGTATTACAAGATAAATTTTCAGTTGATTATGATGATTATAGAAACTTTGGAGCAAAAGGTTCTTCAACAATAAAAGATAATCCTTTTGAACTTTTAAATAATCCTGCTCGTTCTTTACAATATACTTTTGGAAAAGGAAACATCAATGTTGATGATAAAGGAGATGTATATTTTACAGATCAATTTAATTTCAATGACGCTAAAATGGCAGAGAATCCACAAGCATACTATGGTAGTGCCTGGGATGATGAAGGGTTTTTAAAAATGGATTATGATTCTGGACTAAGAGGACTATTAAGTAATCAGTTTAAAAAAGTAAGAAATTATAAAACAAGAGTAGGTAGAGGTGAAGGTGAGGGAGCTGCAACTAATTTATTAATTGGCAATATTAAAGATTTTCAAAATCCTATTAATGAAATTTATGCTTCTAGAAAAACAGGTGGGATAACAAATTACAATAAAGGTGGGCAAATGGATATACAACAACAAACTAAAAACGTAGCTGCACAAGGTCGTTATGGCGATTCTATGTTACTGCACGTTAATCCAGCAGAGGTTAAAGGTTTATCATCGGCTATGCCTATAACTGTTAATCCTCAAACAGGACAACCTGAAGCTTTCTTACCATTTCTAGCACCTTTATTAGGTAGCATGGGTTTTAGTGCATTAGCAGGAACAGGTCTTGGTGCAACACTTGGATTAGGTGGATTATCTGCTGGAGCATTATCAGGAATAGGTGCAGGATTAGCACAAACAGCAGTTACAGGAGATATTAAAGAAGGATTAAAAGCAGGATTAACAGCAGGATTAAGCACTAGAATATTAACTGGAGCTGGAAATACACAAATAGGACAAGATGCTTTAACAACACCAACAACAAGTCTACCTACTGATCCTACAACAGGTTTAAACTATTCGCCTACAGGTGCGTTAGAAAGTGCTATGACACAAAACATAGCTACAACTAATCCTGCTTTAGCCAATCCAATTCAAGCTGGAGCAACTGTGACTGGTACTCCATTACCTCCAACATTAAATCCAATAGGACAAGCTAATTTAAATACTTTTATGAGTGGTCCTGCAGCAGATAATTATTTACAACCTTTTGCTGATGACGCTATTGCAAACTT